ATAGCTTACCCGTCTCCCGAAATGTGCCCTGAAACATCCAGTCTGACGAGAGTTCCCACACTTGTGATGTTAGACTGTGTATTCCCCGAGACTGTCAGGGCAACGGTCGAGTTTGCCACGTTTCCAGTCACATTTGAACCATTAATATTTGAAATTCCTGAACCGTTGGAGGCTACCAATAATCCTTGAATGTTGAGACCTGTGAGAGTTCCCACGCTTGTGATGTTGGGTTGGGAAGCTCCCGTCACAACCAAAGCCAAGTTAGCCTGTGCAACGTTACCCACTAAATTTGACGAATTTAGGTTTGAAATTCCTGAACCATTAGAGGCTATCAGGACACCACCATTTACTTTAAGACTTGTTAGGGTTCCCACACTGGTGATATTGGGCTGGGAAGCTCCCGAGACTACCAGGGCGACATTGGCATTTGCCACGTTACCCACAAGATTTGACGAATTTAGGTTTGAAATTCCTGAACCATTAGAGGCTATCAGGACGCCGCCATTTACAGTGAGATTTGTCAAGACGCCCACACTTGTGATGTTTGGCTGGGCATCTCCTGTAACGACCAGAGCTAGGTCAGCACTTGAAACATTTCCATAAACATTTGATCCATTGATATTGGAAAGACCCGAAGCGTTTCCATAAATATTTGAAGCATAAACAGAGTTCATGTTTGAGGTTCCATAAACGTTCAGGGTATTTAGACCGAAGATAGTTACTGTATTTGCAAAAAGAGAATCTACGTTTATAGTGCTAATATTTGCCGTCCCAAGAACGTAGAGGTTCGAACCTGCAGGGGGGTCATTCAGGGTTCCTATTGAGACCCCATTAGCCGTGGCGATGTTGAAGAGATATGTGGGCGTCCACTGAGTCTGAACATTGACGGCATTTGAAACGCGTCCCCACTGGTCGATGACGAGCTGGGGGATATTTGAGGCGTCTCCATAAAGCTGCGCGATGACTCCGGTTGTTTCGAGGTAGGCGGAGTTGAGTGTGCCTGAGGTGATATTTGAGGCATTTGAGTTGAAAATTCCAGATCCATCACCAATCAGGAACTGGGCATTAACATCTACAAATGAGGTGGTCCCTGTGAATGTCGCAGTTCCGTTGCTTGTGAAGGTGGTGACTGTGAGCGTGTTCTGGATCAACACGTTTCCTATACTTGCTCCGTTTCCTGAGCCACCTGAATTTACAACTATGTTTACTGGAGTATTAATGACAGTGCCTCCACCGCCACATCCATTGGTAATGCTATCACTACATCCACCCATGGTTATCTAGCTTTTACTGAGATTATTATGAGTAAACCAAACAGCGCAACTCCTGCGATAATTAATAGCTGTTTCTTCTGGTCATCACCCCCCGAGTCCCATGGTACGGGTTTGGGGAGACTGAGTGGTCGACTAGGGTCCTCGTCAGGGACGTGAACAGTTTTGAAACGTAGGATGAACATGTTCCTCCCAAGATCAATAGCTGGACTGAAATTATTATCAACAAATACGTTTCCGTTATTTGGCTGACGCCATGTGATTGTCAGACGGTCCAACTTGTCGATGCGCGAAGGAAAATCTTGGAGGATTCGATAATTTGCATTATAAAATTCACCATTATTCACCACATTTGATGAAGAGTAAATGTTTCCGAATGCATATGTAGATGTTTTCACTGGGATGGTGGCAAATGAGCCGTAAAAAGCGTTGGCAGTTGGTACGGTTTTCACGAGCGCATCGGCGATGAGATTTCTAGGGGTCCGGAGTTCGGCGATATCCAAAGTCAGATACTGTGAGCTGTACACGTTCGGCAACATTGCCGAGAGAACCTCCACCTTGGTGATATTCTGGATGGGGGTCGTCAGGTACAGAGTATATGAATTTGAATTTGGAAAAAGGGATTGATTCCTGTTATTGGAATCGACATAGACTGTGTAGTCCATCTGATATTTGCTGAGTATTTATTCTCAGTAAAGACACGTGTTCCTCTTTGCACATGTAAAACGAAGAGTTAAATATGTTACTCCCGCAAGGTCTGCAAGATTACCACTTGAGCTGAATATTGAAACAGTCAAGTACTGAATTTGACGAATGGGTTCAATAAATTCAACTTCTGTGTTCCAGTAGCCATTTACTGTAAAAACAGTTCTTGGATTAACTTGCTCTGCTGGGATACATGCGAGAGATGTGCGAAGCTGCGAAATATTGGATGTTAAACCTGCAGGGGTGGGTCCTATGTTAGATGTAGCTCCAGCTACACTGATACTAGTCTGTATAGAGGCTTTATCGTTAAACTTGGACACGAGCTCGTTTATGTAAAGATATAACGAGGGAGTAGCTGCTAAATTTGAATCCATATTTGCAGAAAGCACTTCAACTTTTACTACATTTCGTAATGGGATATCGATATATCCAACAAACGAATTGTTTGCGGGAGCACCACGAGAATCCACTTTTACAGTGTACGTTTCGTACTGCTCACAAGAGGTACTCATTATTTTATACTCAGTTTATTTTTCAAGCAGGGAACCGCCGACGCCGTCGGCAATCGTGTAGTCGCGCATCTGATCACGGACCATAGCTGAGCCGCCGCACAGTCCACCTGGGGTCAGACCCACGGTGTAGTAGTCGGAAGACTCTGAGGGTCCTGGCACACAGTCCACGCGGTCCTTCAGGGCGAAGATATCGCCGTTGGTCTGGCGGGCGGCTGGACCGGCATTCACCAGCAGAGGGGCGGGCTCATACCCACTCTTGCCACCCTGGATAACCAGGACCAGGATAGCCACGAGCAGACCAACGATGACGGCATGGATGAACATTTTTCCAAACTTTATCTTCATTTGTATTTTGTGAATATTATTTTTCGTAGCTCCTGCGTTAAAGGCAACTGACATCATTTCTCTAAAAGTATCAGGATGGCTGAGGTATCTTTTGAGTCGGGTGGTGGACAAACTATGAATTTGAATGATGATGAGGCTGCTCTGTTGGATGAAATTTCTATTCAGCCTGCTGAGAAGCGAGTTCCCCTGAGAGCAAAGACTTCACGTCCGAGCCCTTTTTCGAAACGCGTGGCAGGCGTTGCACACGCCGCCCCAGACGAAGGGCTGGATATGTTTATGAATCCTGGTAAGCGTACGGCGCCTGCACCTCCCCCCGTGGAGGAGTATGACGGCGGTGAGGAGGAGGATGAGGGTGAGGAGTACGAGCAGCAGCAGTACAGCAGCGCTGCACAAACTCCTTCTGAGGGCTACAAGACGATCGAGGACGAGAAGGCGGACCTCCTGAACAAAATTAGTCGCCTGATCAAGAAAGGAATTGCATCTAGCGCCCGTCTCACCATCTACAGCGACATTGAGGAGATTCGCACCGAGTTCAAGCGGATGATGTACGGTATCGAGGTTGATCGCTCAATCAAGTTTCAGCGTCGCATGATGGTTGCCTGTGTGACCGGTCTGGAGTTTCTGAATGACAAGTTTGACCCATTCGACCTGGAGTTGAATGGTTGGTCCCAGAATATGATGGAGAATGTCGAGGATTATGACGGAGTTTTCGAGGAGCTTTATAACAAGTACAAGACCAAGGTGAACGTAGCCCCCGAGGTGAAGCTCATGTTTATGGTTGGTGGTTCAGCTATGATGTTCCACCTGACCAACTCGATGTTCAAGGCGGCTGTGCCCAACGTCTCCCAGGTGATGAAGCAGAACCCAGACCTGATGCGCAACATGGTTGACGCTGTTCAGCGTAGCCAACCCCAGCAGCAGACCGGCTTTGGGTCCCCTGTCAATGACGGTGGGCGTCGTGACATGAAAGGTCCAGGCATGGATTTTGGCTCACTGATGGGTATGATGGGTCCTCCCCCAGCTATGATGACTCGCCCAGGTAACCACGGCGGTGACGACGAGTCAGTCTCGGACATTGTCTCAATCGATGCAGGCGGCGACCCTGACACTCGCGAGGTGAGCCTCAGCTCAGACAAGAAGAAGCGTGCATCCAAGGCGAAGAAGAAGGAGGTCTCGATCTAGGGAGAACAAAGTTCTACCGTCGAGAAGTCCAATTAATTTATTTGTATTAAGTAATGGGATTGGCGTACGCGCCAATTGATGATGAGTGGTCACCCAAGCCGCCCGTCTATAAAAGGGATTTTCCACCCATTCAAAAACCAGTTATGGATAACACGGAATGTAATTACATTGTAATGGCATTCGTCGGGAGTATATTTTTGATGGGATTTGTTGATTCTCTTCGCAAGTAAGGGGACCTACAAGAACAAGCATTTTCCAGTTTTAACAACGGGCTTTTCTTCACCGACTATTTCAAACCCCCCCTCCCTATAAATCTTGAGTCGCTTGTTGTACATGCTAAAAAACACAGACCACTGGTCGGCAATATCAAAAATCAAAGGATCGTTCAATTTTCCTTTGGTTTCTCTCATAATTCGTCCTATAGATTGTTTAATATCAGACCGCGGGGTCGCTAAGATGACTGTATCAAGCACAGGAATGTCTAGCCCCTCATGGGCAAGCTGAAAGGTTGCAATGACCACCTGCTTTTTAGCAGATTCATTCAATTCAGCCTCTTTCATTCCTCCAATGTACAAGCCAGCCAGGGAACTTTCAGTTCCCGTCGGATCGGAGGTCCTCTTAGAGCCAATTTTCTTAAGTAAATCAAAGCAATGTTCACGCCGATCAGAAAGTACAAGTACACGCCTATTCTCTTTCAGCGCTTCATGAACCGTGTTGATGATGAGTACGTTCCTGTCCTCGAGTTCAGTCAAGAGGGTAGTCATACCAGCCATGTTAATCTTCCCAAAGCGCGTTACGGGTGGAGCCTCCTTGAAGGCGTCACACGCGTATTTCAGTGTCCGAACCTTCGTCGTCCCCTGATTGACCCGCTCGACACGGAAGAACTCGGGACCAAGGAACCAGTACAGGAGCCGTGTAAGTCCATCCTTCCGTTCTGGTGTAGCTGTAAGTCCAAGCGTAAATCGGGGACAAATTTTGAACATAAATTGTGAAAAGGCGGGAGCGCCTATGTGATGCGCTTCATCCACGATCAAAAGACCGATTGAATCAAATACTTTGGATTCAAACTCGCGCATACACATGGTTTGAATCAAAGCAATGACGAAGTCTTTTTCAATATCGAACGTGTCCCCCTGGACACGCCCGATGCTAGCTCCTGGACAGAATGTTTGTATACGATCTCTCCACTGGTTTGCCAGGAACTCTTTGTGGACCACAATCATGGTCCTGACTTTTAGTTGTGCCGAAAGAGCCAAGGCACATACAGTCTTTCCGTAGCCTGGAGGTAACGAAAGGACTCCCCCACCTTTTTCTTTGAAGGCTTTGATTCCAGCCGCAAGTGATTCATATTGTCTTGTTTTTTCTGACAATTTCCCGCCAAAATTGATCCCGTGAGCATCAGCAGGAGTACGGCGGGAGTCGGTGGTGGGCGTCCCGAACCGTTCGCAGCCATAATAACGGGGGACCAAAATGGAACCATCCTTGCCGACGCGAAACACCTTGAAGGAGGGTGATTGAATCCCCAGTGCATTCTCTATAGGTCTTACAGTGAGCTCCTTTTTAATATCAGATGAATTTTGAACTAAAATTGAAAATCCCTGGCGGGTGAGTGACATTTTTCTTATACAATATAAGATGTCAACCTTTAACCCTTCAAACGGTGCCGTGTCTGGGACTGGATCTGATGGATATGGTTTTACATGGGCTCCCCCATTCACAAGTCAGGCGCAAATTGACGGGTACATGCAGGCACTTCAAGGTGTTTCAACTTTAAGCAAAAAGGGAATAATAAACATTCCAGGAAATCTTGGTCCAGATGCAGCTATAGCAACAGTTGCTACAGGTAATGATCTTCCAGCAGTTCAAGTGTACAACATACCTAGCCTCCCCCTATTTGCAATTGTTTATACTGATTCAAATGGAGCATCCAGTTTTTCATATAAGAATGATCCTAATAATCGCATTGCACTTGTTCAGGGTGGTTCGCGGATTGATCCTCTCGTTTCTGGGGCGAGCCCTACAAGCGGATCGCCTATTACTACAGGTACTGTACAACAGGGGAGTGTAGATACCGTGAAGCAGACGTACGCAACAAGTTCCACTCAAGAAAGTTCGGGTGGAGGTATTTTAGGATTCATTTGCTGGTGTCTTTCGTGCATGTCGAGTATAGGTTTTGTATGTTTCATAGGATTTTTAGTATACATGGAACTTAAAAAATAACTTTAAATTTCTTTTATTGAATAAAGCATTCGATGTTGAACACCTTCCCATGTTTTAATCTCTATGTAAACCTCCTAAACCGTCTTGTCCCCAACTCCTTTTTAATATCAGATGAATTTTGAACTAAAATTGAAAATCCCTGACGAGTGAGAAACCCGTTTGGTTTCTCACTGGACATTTTTCTTATACAATATAACAGAGTGTGTTAAATGAACTTGGGACCTTCCGCCCACATCATAAGAACTTTGAGAGTCCCTTTTTTTATTTCCGAAATTCTATACAAAATATAACTTGGAAATATTATCATAGTTCCTTTTGCATTATCATGTATAACTATAGTCCCTTTACTTGTTATCATATGAAGTTCCCCTCCTTCATAATCACTTGGATCGCTAAGTATTATAAGTCCTGAAAGCTTTCTCTGACTATTATGACCTTGAACGTCCATAAACCATTCACTTGTATTTTTATATGTTTCATTAAATTCTTGGTATTCTATATTTTCAGAAAATGATGATAAATTCAGACCAAATATTTCCTTATTACACTGTTTCATTTTTGAAGCCAGGAATGATGAAAGAATATGATCTTCGATCCAACTTACTCTTGAATATCTTTTAATATTTTTTGCATCGTCAAAATTAAATGCAGGCAATTTTGAAACAAAATTAGTTAAAATCCAATTTATATATTCTTCGGGAATAGGGTCTTTAAATTTTGCATAATTATGTTGTTCCGATATATTATCTATGAGTGAAATTTTCAAATTATTTGACAAATTCCATATATTTTTTAGACCCATCTCAAAAAGCTGTTGTTTTCCAAATTTCATGCCATAAGATAACCGACTTCCGTTTTTAGTATAGACGGCATGCCAAAAATTCTTGAATTTTGAATACTTGAGGTTAAAGACGATAAATTGCCCATCAACATCCTTGACTGCGTGAATCTGATCAGACACGGGGTGACGATACAAAAAGTATGAATCTCCTGTACACGTCACTGTATAAAGTCTCAGATATTTCATACCAGAATCATTTGTTATATTATTCATATTGGTGTGCCAATCCATCCCGTGACCTTTAGGGTATAAATAATAGGGACCAGATTCTGTAAAACCACTCGGTAATGTAAACTCCGATAGTTTTAAAATTGTCTTATCGTACTTGTCTTTGAAATAGACGGGAGGTTCCTGCCAGTCAACCAATTTTGGTTCAAAAATAGAAATAGGTGGAAGCTCATCGGTTCCGGTAAGTTGATGTCGTGGATGGATTTCTTTTATTTTTTCATAAATTTGATTTATGAAATGAACATTTCGAGCAAATCCACATACCAAATGAGACTGGCGTAAAGGACTTTGCTCGTCACAATAATCTGTACCGTCAATCTTCATTATACAACACGGAGTGTCAATAATGGGTATTTGTTTTTTCTCTAAAACATCAACTACATAGTTATTTCCTTGAAAATCGTGAGTACCCACAATCACTTTACCATCCTGGGCAATGGATAAACCGCGGCAGATTTTACGAAGATCTGGTGAGACGGGATCGACCGTCCACACCTCGGTAACCTCGTGAGTCACTGAATTTACTTTGCAAATTGTATTGGTCGCATCGCAAAAGTAAATATCATGTCCTAAGATAACGAGATCGTGACAGAAAAATCTTCCGGTATCAATTTCGTCTATTTGCTTCCAGTCGTTGGAGAAAACCTTGATGATGGTTGGATTCCTGTCCTGGTCGGGCATTCCCTGGTCATTCAATTTTGTTCTTAGTTTAGGACATGAAATGTAAAAGCGATCATCCTGAACAGTCAGTGCATTCATATGAGCATAGTTTTCAAGAGATCCTTCTATACCGTGGTATTTGTACCAAGCGATGATTGATTCGGGGAGAGGGCTGATAATTTCCTCTTTTTTGTCTATTAAAGAAATTTTTCTAATTTTTTGAATATACGTTTCTTGTATATACAAGTGATCCTCATAAATCAAAATTTGATGAACACCATTATCTAATCCCTTGACAAATTCTTCAATCATAATAGGATTTCCATATGGATCCAGATTAAACTTTATAATGTAACCTTCATGTGTTGGTTTTGTGCGATTCTCGGCGCGACTTCCGAAAATATACCAATCATACCCATGACGAGCCAACCCAAAAAATGCGCCATCCATAATTTTTTTTGTAAAATTTAAAAATAAACCTTTACGAGTTGTACACAAGTAGGAATTACTCATCTATTTCTTTTATAGAATAAAGAACTTTATATTGAACGCAGTCCCAAGTTTTTAATTCTACAATTATATCTACTGCAAGTCCATTTTCCATTTCCTGGATAGTCTTGTCTCCCATGACTTTGCACATGACTCGCCCATATCTAAAAGGTACCTTGACACGCCCTATTCCTTCAAACTCGATATATTTTCGCCCATCCCAGTCGTACATGCACTTGAGAATTTTTGTATGAACCATACTTATTCGAGTAAAAATCTTTTTATATGGTAGATATGTCATGCAAAGGACCTGGATCTTATGAGGCTACTTGGGATAATTATCCACAGTGCTGCCCAGGTCTGGAACAAGATGGAGGAGGACAGCATGATGGGGGTTTTGATAACATCAATTGCAGACCTCCACCCCCTTTTCCGTGTGCACCCGCAGGACAGGGTATTCAAGCTGCGACACAGTGGCAGGCGGCACAGCAATGTTGTCCACCCACTACTCTCGTAGGTGGAATTTGTCAAAATCCTGCTGGTTATATTCCTACCCCATCAGGTGGATTTTCAACAGCATATATGCCATCTACACAGCCAGGAACTAATTTTTCTGTCCAAAGTACATGTAATCATCATAATGGTTGCGATAGTGCTCATCCAGTTCAGGGACAACAGAATCAATCAAGGTGTTATACTCACGATGGGCTTGATCACTTTGGAGGTCACATCGTGCATATAAGTGCAGCTAGTTATTGGTGCACAGGTCCTTCGAATCCAGCAAGCGCGTGCCCAGTTATAGGAACACTCGCGAGTGCAAAGTATGTAAATTCAAATGGGGGACCTATTAGTTCTGCCGGTAGCGATGTTCGCCTTCAATGTACTTATTCTTTAATACCTAATCCATTTGATGTAACTACCATAAGTGCATTTACAGGTCCAGGAGCCACAGATCTGAATATGATGCAAAATAATTACTGTTCTTCACAGACCTTTGCACAAATAACAGCACCACCTTGTCAGGGATATTATCAGCAAATTGGTTCGGACAGATATAATTTAGAACAGTGCGCTCGTATAAATCGTGAAAATCCGTCAGGTTCATGGGTTTCTGATAACACGTTTTTCAATGCAGTCCAGACTACCGCAACAAGCGGCTCAGGAGCCGGTGCTCAATATGCGCAGACTATGATTTCAAATTACTGTTTAATACAAAATCCAAGTGGATGGCCGGATATTGATCATATAAGAACTCTTATAAATACGTGGGCTCTTCAGCTTGGCTCAACATCTGATAATTGTAGAAACTTGGCACTTGGTATAGTGAATGGATTTTGCGCACATTTAAATCCTACGAGTGATCATTGTTCATGTGCATGGACGTTTCTCTTACCTTCGGGACAAAGCCCTTATAATGCGTGCGCCGGAAACACGTCAAATGCTTGTTCGGAATTTAACCAGCTTCGTACAACGTTTAGTCAAGCACCTCCTCTTTTTGCGTCTCAAGTTCAAACTCTTATCGGAGTGCTGTCATCTCAGTGCGTTTCGAATGCTTGCAAAGCTGTTCACGGTGATCCAACTTCACAATTTTTAGCACCTGGTACCCAAACTCAATTACAATGTGATCAAAATATTTCATATTGTTTAGAGAGTTTCAAAACTACAGGTTCTATTATGCCCGGAGCTCAGATTAATATGTCGTGCCAACAAAGTTTGAATTTTGGTTCTAATATTCCGTCACCTACACCCACGCCTCCACCATTAGTTTTATCTGCACAGGCAGTTCAACAAGGCTGTACACCGGGCACTGCAGCGACACTTGCGGGTGTTACCGGAACGGGTGGCCCCACAAACGTCCAAACGACCGGAACTCCGGGGGGAG